CTTGACCGTGCGGTTGACGTTCTCAACAACGCTGAAGTTGCTTGGGGTTGGAGGTGCAATCTCGCCACGCTCCACCACGTCATAGATGTAATCGTCAGGCTCTTCACCGTAAATTGCGCTAGTAAAGCTGACGCGGATGTCATAGGTATCAGGCGCGTGAAACGCGATGGTGTAATAGCCCGTTAGCGGGACATCAGCCAAGAAATACCAGCCATCGTTGTTAGGAGTCTTGACCCCAGGAATTTCACCACCCTTTAGGTTGCGTGGTTTTGCCCAACAGCGGTAACCCGTAATACGGGGCAGGATTGGGCACGTTCCAGGGTCAATGATGATTAACTGCGTGCCATCGGGTTGGTTGGCGTGAGTGCTGGTTGCGTTGTATTGCGGGTCGCTGATATCTGGAATTGGCGCAAAGTTGACAACATCAACGGCCGTAAATTCACTTTGACGACTGAGGCGGTCAAACGTTGCCGCACGGAACTGATATGTGGCAGCCCCATAAACAAAATCAGGCAAGCTAACTGATGCGCTAGTGACTGCTGTTATTTCGGCTTCATTCCATTGCGCTGCTGTTGACTCACGCCATTGATAGCGATAGCCACGAATCAGCAGGTCGTCTGCTCCATTCCGCTGAGGGGCTTGCCAATCAGCCCTGATTTGAACGCGTCCATTGTTGTATACAAGGGTGGCGCTCAAATTAACGACAGCCTGTGGCGCCTCAAGCGTGAAACGGTCTTTGGGAATCGCAATCGGCAAGTCGTTATCGACATAGCCAAACTTGCTCGCGTTGTATTGAATTGCTTCAACTTGGAAGATAAGCGGCTCAACTTCTACAACGGAAATAATTTTGTAGAGAGCAGCTTCTAGGGCAGACCACTCAAGAACCCACAAAGCATTGACTTGGCTATTAACAACACCGTCAACGATGGCGGTCGTAGTTCCAAGCGCATCAATATTAGTGTTGACCTCAAGCGTGTCGCCGTCTTGCGTTAAAAGGATATCGACGGCGTTTTGAACTGCCAGGTTACGGACAGCCGTGCCGAGGTCCTCTGATTCGCTGATCAGGTTATGAACGCTGAGCTTCGGGCGCTTTGTGATTGAGCCGTCAGGGTTGACAGTGGTTTCGCCATCAGGCACCACCAAAGTCAACGTGTAATCAATCGCGGGATTCAGATTTAAGACTGCATCAAGCTTGATGCGGTTGCCGTCAATTTCTTTGATGCGGCCGCCCAGGCGCTGTCCTTGCTTCAATGGGTCGGCAATCTGAATTACCTCGCCAACACCAGCAGCTAAGCCTTCGGCTCCAATGCGAAAGCTGACTTTTTCCGTTAGGTAGCGATTGGAGAAGAGCGTGTGCTTTGCTGCCCGCAGCGCTTGACCGCGTGAGGTAACACCAAGTAGGCGCAGGTCGATTGGGTTGTAGCCAAAGGTTTCCAGCAGTACGTCATCCTGCTGATATTCACTGACGCTGGAATAATTCTGGTTGGGGTCATCCCAGTTAGCTATGACGACCGATTTACGGGCGCCGCGTGCAGTGCCGCTGTAGGTAAAGCACGGCGAAGTGACCTGACCAGAATCGTCAACGTCTTGAATGACGTTAGCTTCACTGAATTGTTGAACCGGGAGCTGTTCTCGGTCTTGGGTAAGGAATAATTGCCCTTGGCTGTAATAAATCAAGCCACGGAAACATGAAGCAAGACCGTTCAGAACTTCATAAACACTGCCTGCATTTTGCAGATATACATTGCAGGTAAAACGAGGCTCAAAACCACCATTCCCATCAGGGACGAGTCCATCACAGTATTGAGATACGCTATAAAGATACCAAGGGTCGATTGAGATATTTGGCACATAACGAGCGACCCCAAAACGGTCATTAACAACAATGTCGCGGAATATCCAGGCAGGGTTATCGGTCCAGGCAGTTGTAAACGTGCCGTCCCAAATGCCGGTGTAAGTGCGGTTAACAGGGTCGTAATTATTTGGAATCTGTACGCGTTTACCCCGCACCCTGGCCGTCAGGTTTGGAATATTACTGAACTGGCGAGCATCAACCTTTAAGGCGACTAGAGCCGTGTTGGGATAAGCAAAGCGTTCGTTGATGATTTCGACGTAGCTTTGCCATATAGTCGTGTTTTCTAAATAAACACTGGTGCTATCTGGGGTAAATCGAGTAACGCGAATGGTCCAAGGCGCATCACCAAGCAGCGCAAATTCATAGGCGCGCTGGAATTGGCTATTTGATTTACCGGCGACGTTACCTTGACCGTATTCAATAAACGGACCGCCGTTAGCTGAAACTTCAATAATAATTGAAACGCCCGTGCCAGTAATATCCCCGTTTTCCTTGTTAATTGATTGGAGCGACGGGTGGTTGATAATGATTCGACAACGGTCTACATCAGCATCAGTAATTGTCCGAGTGATTGGACCAGCCGTGACTGTTAGCTCAGTGTTGACAGCAACCGCATTTTCGACAGTGCTAAATCCCAAAATTGGGTTTTGCGTTTCGTCTGTGCCAAGACGCGAATCAAGTTCATAACCGGTGAAATTGTATGTATCATTTTCATTCTGAATTGGCGTTTCGTCTAAGTAAATATCTTTCTCAATGCCATTGGGGAAGCCTTCAATCTCGCCCTCGCTAAGTGCATAAACAGTCTTCGCAAAAGCGACTGAAAATAGATTGTTTGCCTCTTCAACTGGCTCCCGGATAGTGGGAGTTACAGCAACGGGTTGCTCTACAATGACCGGCTGGCTACCGCCAGCGCCACTAATCTTTGGCAGTTTCTTGAAGTCTTCCATCATCACTCAAGGCTGTTCTGCATTTCCAGACCGAAGCTCAAAACAGGCAACGATCCGATGACACGCTCACCGTAGAGCACTGGAACAACTTCGCCCTGTTTGGTATTTGCGTTGGACTTGTCAAATGTATAAGCCCGCTTCTGCTCTTCGCTGCTGCCGCCTGATGTAATCCCTCCGCCGGTCGTTTTCGCGTTTGGCATCTGCGGCGTTGGCGTCAACAGCTGGGCGACACCGCCAAAAATCATCCCGAAACCTGCAGCTGCAAGCGGTATGCCGCCGCCAACCGTACCGAACACAATTACAACAGACGCGATTAACAGCGCTACCCCGATAAGGATTTTGCCTACTGCACCTTTACCCACCGGGATGGGAGCCAAAATGAAACGCTTACTTAGCGGCCAGAGCAAGCCATCTTCGTCTAAGCCTTCGGCGTGGTCAGTAACAGCACGCCAGCGGATACCGTTTTCCTCTGAATCCAGCAGATACTGGCGAAGCCCAGGGATTTGAGCGCACAGTGCTCGTACAGCTTCAGCCGGAGTCTTTACCGCAAGCTTGAACTGACGACCAAAACGGCGACCTGCCTCGCCAAGCAATCGGACCGTGACCATCAGCCAGCCCTGCGCACAATCATGTAAGCATTCTCGCGGAAGTAACCGCTATATGCCGTAATCCCAGACAATCTGCCAACCAGATGCTGATACAGCCTATTGGCGGCAGGGTCTTCCACTACGGCGACGTGGTTGCAGACATTCTGGTTGCGAATTCTGAAAAGAATCACATCCCCACGGATTAAATCAGACCCGGCAGGCAATTTGACAAACCCTTCAGCAGCAAAGTTTTCCTCAAAATAAGTAAAGCCAGGCTTTGACCACTCGCCCTCATATCGCCGGGCATAATCGCCCATTTCAACGCCCATCTGCTGTTTGTACCAGTCCCGCACGGCGGAATAACAGTCATAGACGCCGTAGTTCCAAGGGCGCCCTAACAAACCTGCATCCTGCGTTGGGTCAAGCCAGAACGCTTGGCTGCCGCCACAGTTCCAGACCGCATAGGGCATGTTGAGCGTTTTGCACGCCTTGATATCTGCTGGGCTGAAACCGCTGTAATTGGCGTGGCTGTGCCAGCAGGCTTTCGCGTCTTCGATGTAATCAGCCGTGTCCTGGGCGCTCATTACAAACGTGTCAGGCTCCTCGCTGATGTTTCTGCACTCCACCACCGTTCCATCAATCAAGATGAAACCACATGTTTCTTTTGGAAATGCGCGTTCCGCATAGGTCCGCATTGCCAGCCGCTGTTCAGCGGTAAGCGGGTTTTGCCATTGAGTCAGCATCAGCCTTGTGAATCAACGAGACCTGGGAAACCGCCAAATGGCAGACGGCCAGTGCCAAACCGAAGTTGACAGCTGTTCAAGCGTTTGCCGCATACATCATCAGCCGCACTGACAACAGGGTCATCATTAGCGTCAAAATAATCAGTCCCGTCATAGTGGCAGCCAATATCACTGCGATAAATCCATTGGCATTGTTCGCGCAGCATACGGCGACCGGGCAATGCGCGACCTTCAAGGTCAAATGGGACTGCCAGCTGGAATGTGATAGCTAGCTTGGTTTCACTTGATTTCTGCTCAACTACCCAGGAATCCGGTCCCCAGTAGGCATTAACATCCGCCCCAGGGGTGCCGTCTAAATAAGTTGTCAGTGTTCTGATGCGACTGACGCTGGCACCAACCAAGTCCCCATAGGTATTAGTCAACGCCGTAATTGCCAAGCCAACATTTGCAAATGTAATTTTGGGACGTTCTAATTTGCCGCTGGTATTTAGCTCAAAGCCATCTGCCTGCAATGGCAAAGCGGTGTAAACGTTGCTGTCATAAGTAATGTCCTGGCCATCGGTCTGAGACCAGTTGCAAAAACGGTAAATCGATTGGTCAGTTGAACCGGCAGGCAGCAACGTTGAAATATCCAGAGTGAAGAGGTCAATGACCTCCGGCATCTGAGTTTTAAATGTCTCAGCAATAGGTGGTGCTTGCGTCATACGTACACCCTCTTCAAACCAAACTCCAAGGTTGAGTAAACAGGACTTACTGGAGTGATTGTCCAACCATCTCTAAGTAAGAAATTTCTAGAACCCAAGGACAAAGTAATTTCAACCACTGTCGCATCTGCGATGGTTACAGATGTCAACAAGCCAGTGGCTAAGTTCGCCGTGTAGTCAGTTGGGCGGGTGTAACCAGTCAGGGTCAATGATTCAATATCTGTATAACCAAGATTTAAAACGCCAGCTGCAAATGGTCTCGAAAAAGTTTTCGTATTAAAAGGCGGTGTCCAAGGTATTGCTGTCCCCTTCAAGGAAAGCAAGTAGCTTTCAAGAGAATAAATTTCTTCATTAGTAAGCGCAATTGTTTTGCATTCCCATACCTCTTGCTGTGAATTCAAACCATCAGTAAGAACTTGCGAGTAGCCATCGCCAAAAGATGCGACTTGCGCTCTTTGACTACGCTGGACCCGTGAAGCCAAGTCAAGCTTGATGTCGTTGAAATTGACGTAGGTCATCGCAGGACACCTCCGCTACGGCGTTCATTGACCAAGGTTGACATCACAATACCCTGTACTTGATTCGCAATCTGCTTTTGGGCTGCAGGCGACAACTGCTCACCGGTATTTTCCACCGTGATATTGATTGAATCTACTTGCACATTGCTTCCAGCACCCTTCATGGTTACAGGGATGCTGCGACCATCAGGGAGAGGCACGTAAGCCTCTGGAGTGCTCCCTTCGCCAAACATGGCTAATTGAGGCGAGTTAGCGATGCCTCCTGCTGCATATTTCTTCAGGGGAACCTCGCCATCCTTGGACATGATTCCGCCATTAGCAAATGACAAACCGGTTATCGCCTTTAAACCTTCAAGCAACGCAAATTGAATCAAGATGTTTGCCAAATCAGCAAGCACTGAACGAGCAAACTCTTTGAAGTCAGCAGTGCCTTTAGTTAGAAAATCTGTCAAAACATCGCTGGCACCACGAAATGCTCCGGCCAAGGTGCTGCCAAGGTTTCCAGCAAGGTCGCCCATGTCTTTAATGCCAGCTTTAAATGACTCTTTAAAATCGTCAAAGAAAGATTTTTCACCATCTTGTCCTGCAAAAGCGGCTTTTATTTTGCGTATTGCCTCTGCTAATTCTTCGGCACTTAATACCCCCAACTTGATTGCCGTCATTCCAGCTTCAATAATTGGCACCAGGGCTTGATTGTTTTTAATTCTTTTTTCTTCTTCTTCCGTAAGCTTTTGCGTGCCGCGAAGAGTGTCGCCTACAACAGTTTCAAATTTCACCGCTGCATTACTTTGATTTTCAATGTGCTTCTCTATGTCTTGTTCAAATTTTTGCCTTGATTCAGCAATTCTCAAATTCTTTGTGTTCGCATCGGCATTCATTTCTTCAATACCTTGCAGCCGAATCTTATGGTCAAGCAAGGCAACGTTGAGAGCATCTTCTCTATCAAGCGCTTCAACCCTTAACAAACCAAGCTCGTAAAGCTCTTGGCTTGTGGTTTTAATTTTTGATAACGCACCAGACTCGCCATCTGCAGCTTCCTCGCCTATTCCGCCGCCGGTGCCAATACCAGCACCAAAAGGTCCAGTGTAAGTAAATTTAGGGAAAATGAGATCTTGAATTTTGCTTGTGTAATTAGTAGCACCAGCCGCTTTTGTGGCTGCATCGATCAATTGGTTAAAACGTTTATTGTAAAAATCTGCTGCCGCTTGTTGATCAATAATCAAGCCGGTACCAAATAACCCATATTTCGCTTCCGTTTCTGTTTTCGCTTGAGTTTTTAGCTTGCCAAGTTTTTCAGGTGTCAAAGCCTCTACAGCCTTAGCCCTATTGATTGCTTCTTCAACCCTGTTTAAAACAAGTTTTAAATTTCCAAAAATTGTGGTGAACAAAGAATTGAAAACGCCTGCAATTGCTTTTGCAAACTTAGTAACCAATCCAAATATCTCATTAAAACCAACTGCCAAAATTGTTACGACTTGCTTAATTGTTTTCTCATTATTCAAGGCAAATTCAACCAGGCTTCGTGCATAATCTTGAAAACCTGCGCCTACCTTTTGAAAGAAACCGCCAAATTCTAATGTCGCAAAATCAAGAGCAAGTTTTAGTCGCGCACCGGCTTTTTCTGGAGAATTGGCAATCGTCTGAGCAGTCTCGCCATAACGCTCAAAGAGTTCTTCACTAAACTTAAGGAAGTCAGACAGTGATACCTCTCCATCTTCAAGTCGCTTATCAAGTTCCTGCGTGGAAATTCCCATCGAATCAGCAAAGATCGTAAATGCACCGGGCAATCGCTCGCCAATTTGTTGACGAAGCTCTTCAGCCGAAACCTTGCCTTTGCTGAATACTTGAGCAGTTGCTCGCAACGCAGAATTTAAATCTTCCGTGCTGCCACCAGTTCCAATAATTGCGGACGCAATTCCTTTGAAAACTTCTGTTGTTTCTTTAGTGCTATAACCAGCACCAACAACGGAAGCCTTTAATTTTGTGTACTGTTCAGTTGCGTCCCTGATTGGCAACAAAAATGTTTTGCTTAGGCTGATCGTATCGCCAATGCTTGTGCTGAAATCTTTTTGATTTTTGCTTACGCCAGCAAGTGCAATTCGATATTTGTTGATATCAGCAATATTTTCTGCAATTGCTGCAGCTTGTTTACGCAATGCACCAACCTGTGCGCCAGCAACGCCGCCAGCGACTGCACCTGCAGGACCGCCAAGCGCCAGACCAAGACCGCTACCAATAAAACCTTCGGGACCACCAAAAATTCCAGCGGCACCAACAGCGCCAACACCTTTTGCAAACCCAGCAAGACTACTACCACCACGCCGTCCCTGAGCTTTAGCTGCTTGCCGTTCAAACTTGGCAGCCTCTGCAGTCGCTTCTTTAAATTCTTTGGTAGTTACATCAACACTG